GAATGGTCCTCTGCTAACTCCAACTCCCTGGCATATTGTTAGCTTTCCAGTTAAGCATGATTGGAAGGATGATGCTGACCTGAAACTCATCAAGAGCAGCTGTTCGCAGCTCAAGAAGTTGATAGATAAGATGGGGTGGGAGAAGGTGCTACTTCCACGCCCTGGATGCGGGAATGGAAATTTGTCTTGGAAGAAAGTGAAGTCAGTTGTAAAGGACGTTTTAGGCTATGACGATCGAATCGTCGTCGTGACCAATGGCAAACCCAACAAGGAGAAGTAAGCCATGGCGAAGAAGAAAGCTACAAAGAAGAAGGGTGCCAAAAAGACCACGAAGAAGAAGGGTGCCAAGAAGACTGCAAAGAAGGGGGAAGGGAAGGCTAAGAGGATCTTGGCCACAAAGAAGGAGGCGATGGCAAAGCACAAGGAGTTCAAGAAGGAGGTCGGAAGCAAGCTGATTCCAAAGTCCAAGGTCCGAGCTTACTTCAAACATCTCGGAATCCGGGCCAGCAATGACCTCTCGGATTCCTTGGCGGAAGAGGTGTACGCCATCATGAAGAAGGGTGCACTGAGAGCCATCAAGAACGGTCGTAAAACAGTTCGGTCCTGGGATTTCTAAGCATTTCTGGCAACCACGATGGGGCGCATCAGAATACTCCACACGGGTGATCTGCACATCAACTCTTTGAAGAAGTTCGAAGGGTATTTGGATCGAGCAGAGAGAACCCTCTTCGCAATTCATGAGGTTGCGAAATCCCGGAAGTGTGACCTCATCGTGGTTGCTGGTGATGTTTGGACAACTAAATCCATCACCCACCAAGAACGGCAAGTATTTTCAAACTGGCTAAGTCAGAGTCCAGTTCCGGTTGTGGCCATTAGCGGGAATCATGACAAGAGGGGCAGATCAATTGGAGATACCAGTTTAGGTTACCTCAGTAGCTTGAGTTCGCGCAGTGCCTTGAAAAACCATTTCATCTGGGACCAAGGTCCCCTGGTCACTGATTTCAAGAAGTGCCGGTTCATCTTATTTCCGTTCGAAGGATGGTCCCACGTTGAGTTTGATCTAATGCTCCAAGCTACTACTAGATACGCTGAGAAGACGAACGCAAAGGGTTTGCCTATTGTAGTTGTGATGCACGAGGAAGTTCGGGGAGCGATTTACGACAATGGTGAGAAGGCGACGGAGAGCCAGAAGCAAATTGTGCTGGTGAAGGATCGATATCCCATGGTAGACTACTGGGCTCTCGGGCACATTCATAAAAGTCAGAAGATCATGCCGAACGCGTATTATTGCGGAAGCCCTCACCAAACAAAGTTTGGTGAAAATGATGGTAAGGGTGTTTTGGTCGTTGAGTTGGAAAGGGGAGCGTTACCGTCTACTACCTTAGTTCCCATCAAAAGCAAACCCTTAGTGCAACTAGAGGAGCTTCCAGATCCTCCTCCTAAGAATGCGTACGTCCAATACAAGCCTCGCAGTATCGAAGCGCGAGTTAAGAACCTCCCTCCTAACATTGTGTATCATCCGGATATTCAAATGTTCAAAAGATCAGAGAGGAAGTCCGCTCAGTTGTCGACAGGACTTCTGGATAACTTGGACGTGTGGTTAAGAGATTCCGGACAGCGAAAGAAGATGAGACGAAGGTCGTGGAAGTTGGTAAAAGAGATGTGCGGAAAGCTCGATCCGCCTATCAAAGTTCGGATCCCGAAGCAATACCGAAGGAAAGACAAAAGGTAACTGTCATGGCTCTAGAACTACCCCTTGCGGTTAAATACCGACCTAGAAAACTCAGCCAAGTTGTTGGGCAGGACCATGTTACAGAAAGTATCAGAAACTTTCTATCCAAGCAAAGGATTCCGAACACCATCCTAATCAGTGGTCCATTCGGGAGTGGTAAAACTACTCTTGCCCGATTGATCAGTCTCTACGTAAACTGTGAGGACCCCCAGGATGGTCGTGAACCTTGCTCTCAATGTTCAAGTTGCAAGGCCATGAAGTCCGCTATTCTTGGTCGTGGGGACCATCCAGACCTGGTCGAAATCGACGCCGCTACTAAAAGGGGTATCGACGACATGAGGAGCCTGCAAACGGTGGCAGAGCTCGCGCCTACTTACAACCATCGCATCATTGTTCTAGACGAATGCCAGGAGATTACTCCCGCGGGATGGAAGTCGAATCTCAAAACCCTGGAGCATCCTCCTGGTCAAACGAAGTACATTTTGTGCACGACCGATCCGGAGAAGTTGCCTAATACAATTGTGAGTAGAAGTTTTAGGTTGGCTCTTCAGATGGTTGAGACCGCTCCTCTTTCGAAGCTCCTGAGCAGAGTGGCGAAGAAGGAAGGAGCAAAGCTTTCGAAGAAGGTTCGGCACAGATTGGTTGATCTTAGCGGTAACCATCCACGAGACGCTCTTCAGTTATTGGAAAATGTTCTTAACTACATGGAAACGAGGGGAGTGGAGCCAACCGACATTGACAAACACTTTCCAAAAATCTTTGCTCAAAGTGAAGTGTACAAAACGTACAAGGCCGTCCAGCACTGGTGGACTGCTATATGGGCAGGCAAAATAACCCAAGCTTATAAGGCTTTGGATAGCGCCGACAATCATGTCTTTTTCCTTGAACAGGCTATTTTGGTATTTCGTAACATCGTAAGGCAGTGGATTGATAATAAACTGGTAGATAGAAGTAAAATGTGGGCTCTTCGAGATACCCGATTCCCGCCTCCCAAGGTTGGACGTAAGCATCTAAAAGAGGCGGCTGCGATTCTAGACAAGCTGACTGTAGCGCAAACTAGAGTCAAAACTTTTCAGGTGGACTCAAAGGCGATCATAGAGCAAATCACGATTGAGTTAATCGGCCTTTCTTCTGGATGGAAGTAACCCAGGGAGATTATTATGACTGTAGATGATCACTCTCCAAGAACTAGCCCTCTAGTGGAGCGCAACATCGACTTAATCGAAAAACAGTTTGAGGAGGATCCGTCAAAGATTCTCGTAGCAGTTCAGCTGACAGACGACCAGGAGGCTCATCTAGCTCATGGATTGCATGCAGCCGTTAGGAGAAGACTAATTCCATTACCCGTTATCGCGGATCTTATCTCCAGGTACAACAATCGGTAGGATTAACGCCTGTGGCTCATTACGATTACGATTGGCTGTCCTTGAGAAACGCATACATCTTCAAGGAATGCCATGTTCCCCTAGCTGACCAGGGGTTAGTCCAGATTCGCGGGTTGAATCTGGACGATGGTGGGTTTCTAGGGGTAGGAAAGAGCAGCTTGTTCAATGGATTCAGCCGAATCCAATTTGGTAAGAGTGGAAAGCAAGACTTGGTGGACGACATTATCCATGATCAGGTGGGGAAGAACTTAGAGAAAGTACTAAGGTTAAGAAAAGACGGTAAACCACTCGAGCTCCGGCAATACCGCAAGCACGATTTATATGGCACTACGGTTCAGGTAATCGATGTAGAAACAGGTGAGGACATATTACCGGATTCAGCTCGGAAGCATCCGCAGTCCTACATTAGGGATCATGTACTTGGGATTGACGAGACTACTGCCTTTAATGTATTATACTTGAGACAAGATTTTAATCATGCTATGCTTTTGGGGAAGCCTGGAGAACGTAGGCAAACCCTCACAACCATGTTTGGGTTAAGCTTCTATGATGAGGTTCATTCTCAGGTAAAGAGCCACATTCGGGTTCTCCAAAGCCAGTTAGGAAAGATATCATCATATACGGATAGACTTGAAGAGGTCAATTCCAAGCTAGCAAAGTTGGGTAGCCTAAAAAAGTTACGGAAGAGATACAAAACGGCCCTCAAGCGAGTTGAAGCTTATCAGGCCGGTTGGTACGTCAGTACTAACGAATTGGAAGAAGCCCAGGAGCTACTATCACAGTTAGCATTAAGGTACAATCATGAGAAAGAGCTAGCAGAGACCTGGGATTATCATACTAACCTTGCAGATGGGTTTGGGTCTGTCAACTCAATAACAGAGGACAGAGTAGAAGATCTCGATCGGAAACGACATAAGGTTGAGGTCAAGTGTTCAAAGCTAGAAGCGAAGGTAGAGGGAGCTCGTAAACGAAAAATCTTAGTCTCTCAACTAAAGGATAACGAGAAGGAATTAGACGGCCTTGACAGTTCGGATGCGGTAGACGACGAGATAGCCGATATCAAAAGCAGGCTCCATTACTTAACCACGATCGAACTCCCCGCCTCGGAGAAACTGGAGGGCCTTCAATCCAGGCTCAACAAGCTACCTCCTCTTCCCAAGGATGTTAGCTCCGTAGAAGAGCGATACAGCGAGCTAAGAGAAGAGGAACAGTCGCTTGAATCCGCCATCAGACGGGATAAGACCCAACTCGATGATGGGGTGTGCAGTGAGTGCAACCGTCCTCTCACGTTGAGTGAAGACGAGCACATGCAGATCAAGAACAGACTAGCCAAATCTAGAAAGCGGTTGAAGATTGTTAGATCTCAAGTATACGATCTGAAAACCACCACTAGATCGATTTCAGATCACAAGAGGTTGCAAGATAAGATCGACAATCTTCCAACCACCCGGGGTTCTTCCGCGGTTCAAGATGAAATAGACCAGCTTCGTAAGAAGGAGCGAAGGCTATCCAAACTAGCGGAGCTGCACAAAACGCGGGGGCAGCTCGAACAACAAATTGAAAACCTTCCCAACGTCGATCCAACTGAGTTGGAAAAGAAAGTCAAGAAGCATAGGAATAGGAAGCGAAGTCTCAAGAACTTAGTAAAAGCCGCGGAAAAGTGTCTTTCACTCCAACGTACGTTGGAGGATCTTCCTATGGGCGATAGGAAAGATGTTCGGGCGAAAGTCAAGGAGCTTAGATCTGAGATCAGGTCCCTTGGAACGAGGATTGAGAAGTGGAGTCGGAAAGTTAGTAAGTTAGAATCGAAGATTGGATCCATAGAAGACCTCAGGGATGAGCGAAGGCAACTAGAAAAAAAGCTGGATGAGGTCCGGAAGTCAAAAATGGATTTGGATTGTTACGAAACCTTGAAGAGGGTATTTGGGCCGAAGGGGTTGAAACAAGACCGATTCGAGAGTATCCTTCAAGAAGCAGCAGAACGCACGATTCCGGCTTATACAGATATTTTATGGCCCCACAAAAATGTGGATCTGCATCTGGATGCGGCGGACGATCTCCAGTTTTATCTCAAGCGAAGGGATAGTAGCAAGTTGACGAAAGGCAGCCTAATTAGTGGGGGGGAGACTCACAAGGCTGGATTAGCCTTCTTGTTGGGATTGAGAGACCTGAAGGAGTTGTATACCGATACCAGCTTCAACATTCTCATAATCGACGAACCATTCGGCAATCTCGATCCACAAGGTGAGGAAGCTCTGCTTAGCATTCTCGAGATGTTAAAGGAAAGATTCAGCAGCATATTTGTAATAAGCCATAGACCCGAGGTCTTGAACAGTGACGTATGGGATCAAACCTGGTGGGTGATCCGAGAAAAGGGATTTAGTACCTTATATACAGAACCCCCGCCAGAACGATACGACCGCATCGCTCAATCGTTTATGGTTTCGTTTTGAGGTTCACTTGTTAACTAAAGTAGTGAAACATCTAATGGTGGCGGGAGATCCAGCTACTCATGCATGGTTGGAAGGGACCTTTGGCGGAGTTCGTCCACGAGGGTGCCATCTAGGTAAGGAAATACTCGTACTTGAATTCGAAGATAAGGAGGTGCGGCTAACCTCTCCGCTAATTCTAGCAGACTTCGAAAACGGCGACCCTGATGATGTAATCCCAATGATGTATCAATTGCTTCGGGCCTACGAAGGGAGAAGGTTCCCATTCGTAGATAAAGTTTTAACGCGTCATTGTTCAAACTTCTTGAAAGAGAAGGTTCCTGCGAGTCAGGTTTTGCCGTGGATGATCTACAAGAACCGTGTGCTAACATCAGTAATAGAGGGTTCATCCGAGGTTACTCCGAAGCACGAAGGTGACCTGACGATTTATGAATCCGATGACCATACCCGCCTCGTCTTGATGCCCACTCAGGGTCTAAGGGGAGTTCTTCACTCAGTTTTGAGGGAAAAGGAAAGTGCGTACCATGCCAACAACTAAAGAGAAGAAAAAGAAGAAAAAGAAAATCCCGAGAGTGGGCTGCGTGGGGTTTGCGAGTTTCAATCCACAGGTAATTGTAGTGTTCACCGCTTACAGTTCAAATCCGAATGACCGGGTATACTACTACAGAAGTGCGAACCGAGATGAATGGGATGTACCGGATCCCGAACATGAAGATGGTAAGAGCTATGTGATCTTAACTGAACCAGAGAAAATTACAGATTTGAGACCTCATACGAAGAAAATCCATCGGCTGTTGGTTTTTGGAACTCCTGGCCAGCTTCAAGAGCTTGGGATTCCTATCGTAGACGTCAAAGTAGATGAAACTGGCAAGGTCGCTCAAATCGAAGAGTGTACGATTAAAGAGATACAGGGCAGGATTGAGGAAGATGCCGTTACCATTAAGCTTCGTAAAGATGGAGTCAAGAAAAAGAAAAAGAAGTCTAAGAAGAAAGAGGTCGCTGAAGCAGACGCATCTCAATCTGAGGATCCTGAGAACGAAAAGCGGCTGCTCGAGTATCTGAAGGATCTGGACAAGGAGTTCTCTGGTTCGAAGGTCGACTTTGAGAACATTGTGATGATTCCCATGCTCCTACGGTTTTGTAGGGAAGAGAAGCGTAAGGCATTCAAGAACTCCTGTCTGGAAATGACTGAATATGGAATCGATGAGGAAACCGCATCAAATTTCATAGAGTTTGTCGAGGCACGCGTAAACACGCTGGGAAAAGCAGCCAGGAAGATTTTGTGGCCCAAGAATCCCGAGAAGGTGCCGAGTTCTAAGAAGGTCGGCACTAAATATGGTGTCGATCCTAGGGATGTAAAGCTCATCGTACATGGAGTGCGCAGATTAAGCGACGAGCTTACGCGCTAAAACTTTTTTGTTGACTCCCGAACCGAACGAGGTTATTATTGCGGGGTAGTTTGAAATTTTGACATGCGGCAATGCGCCGCGCCCACTCAGCTCCTAGGAGGAAGCTAATGGCATCCAAGAAGACCAAAACCAACAAAAAGGCCAGCTACGATCCGGAAGAGGAAGAGTTTGAGGAGGAGGAGGAGTTCGAGGAGGAAGAGGAAGAAGAAGACGACGACGACGACGATGACGATGATGACGAGGAGGAAGAGGAAGAAGACGATGATGACGAGGAGGAGGAGGAGGAAGAGGAAGAAGAAGACGACGATGACGACGACGAGGAGGAAGAGGAAGAGGAGGATCCACCTCCCAAGAAAAAGAAATCGAAGGCCAAAAAGAAAGACAAGCCCAAGACGTATGTGGTCCAAAACGGGTTCACGGCGGCTGATGGCACCGAACATGAGAAGGGCGAGGAGATCGAGCTGAAGTGCGCCGACTGCCTCCTGTGGAAGACCGACTGGATGGGTGAGGTGATCTGTCATCCGAAGCGGGTGATCAACGAGAAGACCGGCGAAACCATGAGTGCCGACCAGCACTCCTGCGGATCCATTTACATCAACAAAGAGTTCGAGGATTCCTTGAAGCAGTTCTTCGAGCTGGATCTCTTCACGATCGACACCATCCGGAAGATGATGGTGCCTTTCAGGCGCATGTTGGAGATTCGCACGAAGGTGGCGGAGGGCGCGGAGGAGAATGGGTACGACGCCGAGGCGGTCACCAATACCTCGCTGGGATGGTTGCAGGAGATCAGCCATCCAGATCAGATCTCCTACATGGAGAAGTTCATCCGCGAGTACGCCAAGAAGCTCCGTAAGCAGATGTCCAAGAGTCAGACCCAGAAGTTCAGCGTCGGCGATTGGGTATCGTGGGCGGATCCCGAGTACGGTGAGATGTTCGGGGTAGTGTTCAAGCTGCACAAGGGAAGAATCAAGATCGCCGTGACCGGAGGGAAGAACAAGAACGCCAAGATGGACTACGCGTACAAGGCGTGGAAGAACACCATGGACCCCAAGGTCACCGACATGGACGAGGGGGACGAAGACGACGAGTAGTCGCGCTTCCTCCTGGTGGGAGGTGGTAGGTTGACTTGGTTGTTTTCCTACCACCTCCCACATTTCATCCATGGGAATACCGGTCATGAAGATCACCTCATCAAAAATTACCCGCGCTCTGACGATCCTTGAGTTACTGGAAACGATTACCAAGAAGACTGAACGTGAGAAGGTTCTGTCCAAAAACAAATCCAATCCTGCCTTGCAGGCTATTATTCGGATGGCACTCGGGAATGAAAAGTTCTACGTCCATGTCGACCCCGATCTAAGTCTTTGCACGAGTGAGTTAAGCCGCAAGAAGGCTTGGACTCGATTCGTGAAGCTGACAACAAAACTGAACCAGAAGATTTTACGGGGATCTAAGGCCAAAGTCAAGGTGCTGGATCTGTTCATTAAGTGCGATCCGTTGATGGCGAAATGGCTTCACCGGATTATGAACCACGACCTTAGGTGTGGGATAGGAAAGAAAACCGTATCCAATGTATTTGGTGATCAGTGGTTGTTTTCCTCCTTGAGTAATGCCAATGGTGACCGGTCTCCGTACGCCCACTCCTTTCGATTCCGTCAGTGTTCAGCGGCCAGACGAAAAGACAAGCTACCTAAGAAGTATCAGCAGCTACCTTTTCCAATTGCAGGGGAAGTCAAGCTAGACGGGGAGCGGTGCCTTTCCTTTACCTGGCCATCGGATGGAGAGGTCCAGTTCGTCAGCAGAAAGAACCTGCACAAGCCTGAGTTAGAACAGCTGGAGGGATTGACAAATCAATTCGTAAAGACTTCGAAGCGAATTGGGGAAAACGATACTCCAATCTTTCTCGATGGTGAGTTCCTAAATGAGGATTGGAACAGTACGAGCAGCGTGGTTAGTCGTACCAAGAACTTCAACGGTGATCAGTTTCTTAAGGATACCTCAGTCATTCTGTTCGATTGGGCACCGGTGGAGAGGTATGAAACCGGATCCTTCGACATGTCTTGGCAAAAGAGGAAGCATCATCTGTTGGGATCTTTATGCAGGAACCTGGATCCTCAGCATATTGGGCCTGGTCTCTACAAGACCAAGTGCAAGAACATCTTCGTGCTAGGTCATTCTATTCTCCACGATGAGCAGGAGGTCGAGGAGTTCTATGATTTGGCCTTGCAGTTTGGGTTCGAAGGAATCATGCTGAAGCGTTTGGATGGGTCTGCCATCTATGACGAGAAGCGTGGGCCTGAGATGGTCAAGATTAAGCCTGAGAAGGAACTAACCGGAACCATCGTAGATTGCGTGGCTGCCGAAGACGGGAAGAACGGTCCGGCTAGTACTAACCTTGTAAAAAAGGCTAGACGGTACCTATCGAAGTATGGTACCATCAAAGATGATGGGTACTATTTGATGGTTCCGGTTTCCAAGGGGAGTGGATCGTCCTTGGTAAAGGAGCTAAAGACGAAGGTACAGGACGGGGTAGATGACCGAGTTTGGTTCAATAAGAAAAAAGGGTTACTTACCTATCGCTATGGTGCCCGTTTGAAATACTTTGTAGTTGAGTGTGATGGTCAAACGTTTCATGTAGGGGGAGGAATCGGGTACAAGAACGGTAAGGACCTTCGCATGAAATTCTGGCGTAAAAGAAAACGACTGAAAGGAATGAAAATAGACTTCAAACATCAGGACGACCCGAACCCCGTTGCTGTAATGAGGTTCAATAGCTTCAAGAGGCTTAGGGAAGACCTAAGTGACAAAACACTGTAGGGAGAAATCCCCCAATCAAGGAGAAAGACTAATGCCGAAAACGAAAATCCAACTTTCGAGTCTGCCAGCCAACAAGGTGTTCAAGCTTCTGACCAAGGGCAAGGTTCTCAAGGCCAGAGCCGGGGTTCTGCACATCGAGGAGCCCACCAAGAAGAAGACGGTTTACCGGATTCCCATTCCCCCGATCGTAGCGGAAGAGGAACTACCAGAGGACGGCGAGGCTCCCAGGAAGAAGGCGACTGGGAAGAAGAAGGGCGCCAAGAAGAAGACTGCAAAGAAGGGTGCCAAGAAGGCGACTGGGAAGAAGAAGGGCGCCAAGAAGAAGACCGCAAAGAAGGCGACTGGGAAGAAGGGCGCCAAGAAGAAGGCGTCGGAGAAGTCCGAGTCTACCAAGAAAGGAAAGAAGGGTAAAAAGGGCAAAAAGGGCAAGAAAGGGAAGGGGAAGAAAAAGAAGAGTAGGGTTTCGAGTCTCCTCGAAACCAGCCGGTAATTCCTCCTCTGAAGCAGACGTACCCGTCAACTATCTCATCCTATAATCCTCATCCAATGTTTGTTAAAAAGAGGGAGACCAAACAATCTCTCTGCAAACATGATGGGGTGATCACATGGGATCAAGAAAATGCGAGTACAAACCTGTCGCCGCTGAGCTGAGAAGACTCCTGGAGCAGGCTGGGGTTCCTAAATCCCACCTTCCTACACAGTGCCCTAAGCCCCCTCCAAAGGTTTGCCCCTGCCCGCCCTTCTTTGATCACGTACGCATGATCTATGAGTTCGCTGTTGGGGATATTAGCGCTAGCCTGCTGGATTTATGCAATGATTTGTTTGGCGGGTCTAGTTTCGTTGATCCAACCTTCAACCCTCGGTCGATGGCAAAGTCGAAGTTCTGGTGCCCAGAACTAAAAATCTATATGTATCAAGCCTGTGAAGTGGAAAGCTGCAAATTCAATTCAATGGGTAACGAATGGACGGGTAATTGTATACTGAGATACATGTCCAAGCATAGGGTCCAAAGCCTCAGTTACAACGAACTTACTTTTTTAATGGATAAGCCTACGGCCGATTTGCGATCAGATCTTTTGGTAGCAATTCGGAAGATTAGAAACGGCGCACTAAAGAACCACATTATTAAAAACCAGGAGATTGGATTGTTTGAACGAATTGATAGTGAAGAGGTATGCACTGTTTGCGAAAGGGCAGTGACAGACCCAATCCTCAAGAGAGGATTTTGTTATTGTTCAGAGGAGTGTATTTCTAAACGCCCTCCAACCGTCTTGAACCTGGAGCATGAATTTTGTGTACCATTTGAGCGTCTAATAGAGATTTGCTCAAATCGATTTCATCATAATACCAGCTACATTGCGACTGCTCTAGGCATCAGCAAATCTGCCCTTTTTGAGGCTTGCGCTAACTGCGGAGTTAGCTTACCGGATAATTGAACATAGTTACCTTTTAATGAACGGACCATACGTCCACTTTTACCTAAGGAGACAACGAGATGCAGTCTTTTTCCTCAAGGCGCTTGGAAGCTAAGTTTCGCAAGCGGGTAGCAGAGAGTAGTTCCCACCCAGCTGGCAAAGTCGATCGGTTCGATCTCAAGTTGTGGAACCACGAGGTAACAGGACCTCACGAGGCTAGAGTTCTAGTTGGGTATTCATCTCAGATGGGTATCCCGACCAGATTGGATCTGGATGAGTTCATTATCCGGAAGTCTGCCGCTCAGATGAGGGCTATTCCTGAATCCATTCGGATGCATCCAGATTATGAACTTCTCACTGCTGAGGTTGTGAAGATTCCTCAACGGCGTCCACTGCACGATGCAGATCCTAAGAAGGGTCTCATGATTGCGGTGACGGCCGGAACCTACATGGATGAGAAGGAAGCACTGTGGGAAGTGCGTAAAAGTGAGGAGGGTAACGGTTACTTAGCGCGGGTCGAAAAGGAAGACATTGACGCCATTTTAACCGGCATTGAGAAGTCTTCTCGTACCGCAGCCGTAGGGCGGCGTCCTACATTGGCCGCACTCCGTGAATCTGGGATCCTCAATCCACAAGTAGGAGATCATGTTGCGTTCATGCATCAAGGTTCTGTGTACCATGGTAAGGTACAAGAACGCAAGGGCGACAACCTGAAGGTCGCCGTAGACGACAAGATCGTTGAGACCATGACTCCTGACGTGTTGGACGTCAAAGAGACTACTGAGGACTTCAAGCAGGACCACAAGCAGCGTCTCATCGATATCTTCACTCAAATTTATGGCGATCGTTCTTTCGCCACTGAGCTAGTAAACCTCTAGCTCCTTCCCTCAAATGACCGGCCGCCGTGTTACAATCGGCAATCTAGTCTACCGAACCGCTCACTGGAAGGATTGGGTAGATGTTGTAGCTAAACGTTTGTTTGCCATCATGTATAGACTCAATGTTAGCGTTGAGACTATGGTTGGGTGGCTTAATAAGCTAAAGCAAAAGCTCGCAGGTCCCCTCAGCTCCCATGATGTTCCTGAGGTAGTAGTCGATGCCGTAGCCGAGGCTAGCGCAGCAGCTAACATACCAATCGGGGATTTCATTAACAGTCTCACTCGCCGTTTGTTAGAGGATCCCCCCAAAGGGTACAGAAAAAAGAAGGATGATCTCGGTCAGACGTTTATTGTCAAGCAGCAAAGGGGTCCGAAGAGCACGGAACGTCCCGTACACAAGGGGGCAAAGTTTCGAAACAAGGTATTTGTAGGTGGGTGGTGGTATACAGACAATGCCAAGAGTCGGAACAACGTCAAACTCAGGAACCTCTTCAAAAAGGCCGGCGGAGGCGTCTTCCATAAGGAGCGAACTGGACTGGGTTTTCTGGAATACTTTGCGTATGCCATAGTTCCCGAAAGCGAGGCTCTTAGCCTTGGGTTGGATCTGAAGCAGGAGGCAGATGATTTAGAGGCGGAAGAAGGGGACCGGGATTACCGCCTTAGCGCAGTTCACTTAGATAGCTTAGCAGAGGGAGAACCAGTGAAGGACAGTGATACCTTTACAGCACCCCAAATCTTCAAGAGCGTGAAATTCAATTGGGAGTTGAAGTTACCCGATCTCCTCAATGCTCGAAGTAAGAACCAGAAGCTCAACAAAGCAGTGAAGAAGCTGCTCAAGGACTATCGACCGTAATGCCCACCCGCATTACAAATAAGAGGCAGGTAAATTTACCGCTTCCTGATCCAGTCCATTATACCCTGAAGCCGTATGAAGTCCGCCTCTTTCCGTATGTAGAATACGACAAACTCAAAAACGACAGACGCTTTCTCGAATTAGAAGATCTTGGATACATTCTCTTAGAGAATCCTGAAGCAGAAGTTGGAATTTATGAATCCGAATGGGACCGGAATCCTAAGCTCCAGCTCAGTGGTTACCGTTTTTGGATAGATGGAACGGGAAACCTTCGAATGAAGAATGGGATCCCTCTATCTGACGTTGATGGTGTTATAATTGGACCCGGTGGTGGCCTAACTCCTCACGGCCATACCCACGTTTTCACCGCTTCAGATCCTATACCCAACATTGAGGTTATTGAGGCTCAATACTCGTGTACGGTAGCAGAGCAAGTTAGAGACGTGGTGTTCGAAGCTGCGGCTAATTTCGTCCGACAAGCTAATGCTAGTGTAGCTGGTAATATGCCAGCTGTAGGGATCGTCATCTCTAAACCCACTCCCACAACCTGCATTTTAGCTCAGTCAGGGGAAATACCTGGATACTCTGGATTAAGCCCAGGTACCCCATATTTCGTGTCTAACTCCGTTCCGGGGGCGATTACGTCTGTCGCGCCAAGTAGTTCCGGTCATTTCGTCCAGCGAATCGGATATGCAAAAAACGGAACAACCTTTAGACTGGAAATATATCCGCCAACAAAAAGGGCTTGAGGTAAGGCATGGCTCAGTTTAGATACATAGGTTCCGCCCCACCGAGACCAGATGGGACCTACACTTTTAGAGTCCGGTCCAAAAATTTCTCAGTTACCTTTAATGATGGAGAAATTTTTGAGGTTCCAGACTCGGAAGAGTTCGTATTGAAGTGCATTAGAGGCATTCTGGACTTCGATACCCAAACAAAGGCATATGAAGAGATTCTGTAGGAGACGGAGAAAATGGCAGATTTAAGAGCACAAGCACTCGACACGACCGGGTTCGGATACGTAGAGGTAGCCGACTCGGATAAGCTTCTGATCGGCAATTTGGCTCCGTCTAGTGGAGATCTGACTATTGGAGGCGCAAGCGCAACTGACGGAGTTGTCATTGACGCGGATAATGACCTAAGTATTTCGGGTGATGGGATATTCAACCTGGCGGGTACTGGAAACCTAAACATCACTGGCACTGGCACCCATGTCATTTCTGGAGGAACGCTTGACGTAGACGTCACATCAGACTTTTCTGCTGACATGACACTCAGCAGCGGCGCTAACCTATCCGGGTCAACCGGATCTGCGCTATCTGGATTTGATTCCATTGAGGGTATCTCATCTGGCGACCTGTTAGACAAAACGGCAGCGGAAACAATCACCGGCCAATATACCTTCCAGTCGGGAGCTGCTACAAACCCGAAGCTTGTTGTGCAGGCTGCGGGAGGTGAAGCTGCTGACACGGTTTTATTTCAGGTGCAAACCAGTGCCGGAGGAAATCTGTTTTCGGTTGACACCGAAGGCGATGTGGTCGTCGCCGGAGGTGAAACAGTTGCTGGGTCCACCATTTACACTGGAGATATTACTCTTGGTGATGGTGGTAACACCGTTCAGTTAGGATCGGCTGCCAGTCCCGCAAATGGCGACAATGTATACATCAACACAACGGGCACTACCGACGGCAGCTTTTCAATTACTTCGGCTAACGTAAACGTAGATACCTCTGGAAATATTGATACTGATGGTAACATCACTCTTAACGATGGGGGCACCATCGATTCCACCAATAATGGCGATATTACGATTGACGCGGATGGTTCTGGCGTTGTAAACGTAGCAGATAACTTGAACGCCCAAAATGGTCTCGATGTCACTGGTGCAGCGCTAACTGCTGATTCCGGTCTCACGCTAACAACGACTGGCATTACCATGACCGGTCTTGATATTGGTACCTCCGCTAACAGAGCCGGAACCGGTTACTTCGATACCATCGACGCCACTACGATTACCGGTGCAATTGTCGCGGACGGGACCAACTCGAACATTTGGGTAGTGAATGAAGATGCAGCCTCTGGTACCTCAGAGGATTCAGCTCTCATCCAAGAAGCTGGTGACGGGTCCAATCTGCACGTATGGCAAACAGTTAACGACAGTTCCGCAGTACAAAATATCCTGAGGTACAAACAGGATCCAACTGACCCGAAGGATATCGCCGAAGCTGGCTACACTGATGTGGTTGTGTACGACGGATCGACGGCTGGAGTCTCGTTTCCAGGTAACGTAGATGCTCAAAATGGTCTCGATGTCACTGGTGCAGCACTAACTGTAGACGCTAGCGGAATTGACTGCGGCGGAAATATAGACCTGAATGGTACGCTCAGCTTCGACTCCACAGGAACGATTGATACGAGTGGTAATAATAACCTTACCCTCGACGCTGGTTCCGCAAGCGTATTAGTTACTGCAGGAAAAGTTGACCTACAAGCCAACGTCACCACCTTAGTCGTACCCAGTAATACCGGATTCTCAATTGGTGGTACAGCTCTCACAACTACGAGCTTTACTGCCACTGCAGCCGATATAATCTTCGGTGATGGTACCGGGGATGCGGATCCCTACCATACCCATGGCAGTGCCGCTTCTGCAGATCAGGTTGTGCTGGACGGCTTGACTACAGCTGCCATGAGCCAGTATCAAGCTGGGTACACAAGCTCAAACAACACGGTTTCTCCGACAGACTGTAGTTCTTCCTCCGGCACTTACCTAACTGCTACCTTTACCGGTGTGTATGACGGTGTTAGTGGGGAAATGGTAAACGCCGGAAAAGTAGAGGTACAATTCGATACAGGACTCACCCCAGCTCCTGTAGCGGGAGATCCCGCTATTCTCAGTTGGGTGAATACTGGACAGTTTAGAAATAGGGCACCATCTTCCGGTTCTGGCCATTTCCTCACTTGGGCTGGAGTGGTTCTGGACGCTAGTAACTACAGTACCAATCAACGGTGCGTTGTAGTTCTGCAACCCAACCGACCCATCAAGCGCTAAGCTGTCTCTTGGTTAAAGCGCCATGGCTGACAAGTATCCAGTTGTATTAGATGATCTAGGGACCCAGGAACTGGGTCCCGGGTCCTCTGATACTCTGGTTGTCGAAAATATAAACATTGAAGGTGGGTTCAAGCTTCCGCAAGGGTCTACTAAGCCTACCTCTCCGGCTGATGGTGACCTATGGTACGACAACTCCAGTGGCGAGCGTGTGCTGTATGTATATGACGGCAACCGGTCTAAGTGGCTATCGTCGAGTGAGTACACCTTACAATGGGGTCACGACAATGCAGATGGCCAACTGTTACGAGGGCCGGGAGTCATCTTTCCTGGTTCCGGTACAGGAGTGCTAATACCCCATGATTGTACCATAGTTCGCATTACTGCTCATCAAAGAACAGGTCCCGCCACAAAACAAATAGATGTTCTGGTTAATGGGTCTTCAGTCCTGAACTTTAGTTTGTCGTCTGACGTATACAAAAGCAACACCGTGGATCAGGATATTAACGAGGACGACGAATTGTGGGTCGAAGCAGATAGCGCTGAAAGCAGCTCCAGTGACTTAACCGTGGTTCTCTGGATTGCTTGGCGAGGCTAATAGTTATGGCAGAGTTCTGGATTCGAAATACTACCGCTAGTGAATACACAGTCAACGATCTCGGATTTAGCCTACCCGCTTCCGGTGAACTAGACCTCCATGTTCATTATTTCTTTGAGGCTATTAGGGCTAGCGAGGACCTTGATACGGCATTATCTTCAGGGGACTTGGTCCGCCTAACCGGGGAGGCAGGGTCCGTTATTCCCTACTCAGAAGCCTATGACGACATTGTCCTGGCGCACAAAATAAATGGAGATGGTCACTTTGGTGCTCTGAGCACAGATGAAGTAACAGAAGGAAGTAACCTCTACTACACTGAGAACAGGGTATCCAACAACACTGACGTCTCTGCCAACACTTCCCATAGAAACTCCACCACGAATCCTCACTCCACCAATTTGGGAAACATTGGTAGCGGTACACTTGCCGAGCTAAACTCAGTAGTAACCGATGCCACGCTAGATGATTCCGGTGATTCCCGAACCCCAACAGACCACGCCAGTACTCATAAAGGAGACGGAAGCGACCCGATTGCTACCGCCACGGATTCGGTTGCAGGACTTCTATCGCCCACTGATAAAGCTAAGTTAAACGACATTACCTTGGGCAATCTATCTAAGGAAGTTTACAACGAATCGGGATCTTCAATAGACGCTGGTAAATTAGTGGCAGTTACTGGATGGAATGCTACTGAGGAGCTTCCTACTATTGACCTTGCCGATAAAGATACCCCAGGCCGAAGACCTGCTGCTGGTATTGCACTCGGGAGCATTTCAAACAATAGCAGCGGCGAGATTCTCCTAACTGGAACCTACAACCCCATTGATACAAGCGCCTGGTCGATAAATGACCAGTTGGTGTTAGGAAACAATGGAAACATAACTAAACCGCCTCCAGATACCGATCCTTTCACTGGAGAAGTTCAGGCAATAGGACATGTTAGTAGAGTTGGTGCGACTGATGGATCCATAATTTATGTATCAGACGGGCTCAATATAGTAACCGCCGCGCAGAGGTTTGCACTTGAAGGATCTGACGGGACTCCGTCAAACTCTAATCCATACGTTACAGATTCTGATGATCGACTGAAAAAACCTCAAAATTATCTGCGCGTCTCTCCTTCTGGTGGAGATTACACCTCCATAAAATCAGCAATTGATTATGCCATAAGCCAAGGAGGCACCTGGGAGATTATTGTG